CTTTAGGTAATTCGACTCTCAGTTCTATGACTAGCAAACCATCCTTAAAATCAGCTCCATCGACAACAACGTGTTCTGACAATCTAAAGGTTCGTCGGAACTTTTTCTGAGAGATTCCTTTGTGTAGGAACTCTCGTGGTTCACGTTGAGAGATCTCAGCAGACACAACAAGTAGACCATCTCGTACTTCTACGTCAAGTTCTTCTTTTGTGTAACCCGCGAGGGCCAGTTCTACTTGAAATTTCTCTTCAGTGAGTTTAACCACATTATGAGGGGGATAGAGTTTGTTGTCTGTCATGTCCGACAGTCTTTCAATCTCATTCCAAACGTGATCAAAACCAATGAAATGTGAACGTGGGAACGTAAATGCTTTAGTTACCATAACGGTTTCTCCTTTTCTTAAAGCGAGGTGTTGTTAGTGAGACCCACCCTATGTGGCATCTCGACCTTATTTATAACACATTTTCATGGTAAATTCAAGCCCTATGACATTTTTACATGTTAACTATCTCGGCTAGAATATTGTGGGGGTCGGTCTCACCATAGGGATCGTCACCAGCATTATCTTCTCTGCCAGGTTCTACCCAACTATGAACGATCTTCTGACCGTCGATGTAGACTGCGTATCGCCATGACCGTTGACCGAATCCAAGATTGTCCTTATCTACTAACATACCCATCTGTCGGGTAAACTCCCCAGATCCGTCTGGAATGACCTTGACGTTCTCTAAGTTCTGATCTTTTGCCCATGCATTCATGACAAATGAATCGTTGACAGATAGACAATAGATCTCATCGATCCCGATGGCCTTGAACTGTGGATACAACTTCTCAAAGTCGGGGAGTTGGTAAGTAGAACATGTGGGCGTGAATGCGCCTGGCAATGAAAAGACGATAGACTTTTTACCATCGAAGAGTTCTTGGGTGGTGACATATTTCCAAACGTATGATGCATCCCCCGTGATTGGACAGACGGTTGATTCGTCTGGTACACGAGTTCTGAACATGACCTTGGGTAATTCAGTAATCATAATATTCCTCAAATATAAGTGGATGGGTCTGGTTGTCCTTCGACACCAAAGGAAAATGTGACCCGTGATTTTCCAGTGATGATTTGATGATGTGTACCACGAGGTATGAACACACACTCGCCTTGAGTGAACGTCTTGGGTTCGTCTTCATACTCAGTGTTCTCTACACGAATTGAAATATCTCCTAGTACTTGTACTAAGAAAACATCCATGCGATCTTTGTGCCACGGATAACTTTCACAGTCTCTTCCGAAACCAAAGAAAGAAATATTTGTGATGGCGTTTTTCCAAAAGAAACCCTCCATCTGTTTTACAATATCGTGAGCAAATTTAGGCGAACTCTGACGCAGGTGAGAACTTTTTAAAAAGAATCTCATCTTGTCTTTATGATGATCGATTAATTTTTCGGGGTGTGTATCGAGAAATCGTAGAGCTTCATCCCATGTCCAAGGGTCAAGTTCTACATTACCAAAGACAGGCGTCTTCGATCTCACCTTTACATTATCAAAATTAAACGTCATACTAGTGCGATGTTTCTCTCTCTAACAACTGTGGTCAGTAAATTGCCGTGTTTATCGTAAGTGTATGTAGTCTCCGATTGCACATTCTCTGCACTATTAACACGAACGGTGGCCTTAACCACCGTAGTATCATACTCCACTTTGTTGAAGTATGAAGGTGTAGGTGTCGATGGCGCAACAGGTGGAATTTCTGACATTAACGAGTTCCGATATTATACTTGGGACACAGTTCCCATTCGTCCTTCTCTCTAAACCCGATTATCTTAATCTGTCTCAACGGTGCACATTCTTTTGCCTGATTGGGATCAACGATCTGAACCAAACCCCAATCGGATAAGAGTGTTGTGATAGAGTTTCGTCGTTGGATATCAGACAACTCAAGGTTAGACTTCTTACCGTCAAGTAAGAACAACTCTTTGAAATGCACAATAAAGTATCTACCCTGTTTGTGTAGTATGTGACAAGACTGATACAACTTCTTCTCTCTACGAGACGCAACTCCTATACGAGTCAGAGTTTCTCTGACCTTCAGAAAGTCGTCGGGTTCGTTCAAAATGATTTCTAACATGTCGTCTGGCGACCACGGACTAATTTCTTCCACCTTTATACATCCTCGATTTTATTATTTCAACTTGTTCTTGGGAGAGTAGAGGTAGGATAGATTTTGCTTTTTCATTGCTGTATCCATAATATTCTTTTACCACTTCCAAGTTCTCAATATCTTCAGGTTTCCCCCATTTGGAAAACCGTTTTCTTTTCCTAACTATATTTAGTAAAAAATCATATTGAAGTTTTTTATCAAGTTCATAATACCGGTTCATGGCGTTAGCCACCTGTACCGTATCGGGAAAGTATGATAGTTGGTGATTTGTCAGAAAAGGGTTGTACCCCTTCTCCGATTCGTCATCAAGAATCAGATTAGTCTTCTGATAATTGATAGAGTTTACATAGTCAAACGGGTTCATCACAAAACCTCCACGTTTGCCATGATTTCCGTCATACATGCAACCATATTCAGTTCATGGTCTGCGACAAACGCATCCTTGTACTGGTAGTCTGCAAGTATTAGAACAAGTTGCGGAATAGAGTTCGGTTCTACTTTCTCGTACATACTGTTGTACAGGGTACGGAAGATAGTAGATGAATCCACGTCCATGTTGTTACTGATCCACGACCGCATCTTCTTGAAGTTCTTTTCCTTCAGTGCGGAGTATAGTGCATCGTAACTAGTATCAGTCTTTGCGAGACGTTGGATCTCCAGTGTACCTTTGGCTGACGCACGTTGCAATTCGTTCAGAACACGACGCCAGTCCGGTGCGTGTTTCATAATCAACTCTGCAAGATCCTTTGCCTGACCAGAGAAGTCAACCTCTTCGTCTTTCAGAATATTGATTACACGTTGATAGAATCCACCGCAGAGAGACTGCATGTCTTTCTTAGTGGTGTTAAACTCATAGACACCACACCGACTGTGTAGTGGTTCGATGACGCGGTTCTTGAAGTTACACGTCAGAATGAATCGACAGTTATCAGAGAACTCTTCGATAAATCCACGCAGTGCGGGTTGAGTAGATCGCGCATTGAGATAGTCTGCTTCATCAAGGATAACTACCTTGTATCCACCAGTTAGAGAAATACTGGACGCGAATCGTCGAATCTTGTCACGTAGGACATCAATACCACTATCCTCAGAACCATTGATCATAATGTAATCAAGTTCTAGTTCTTCGCAGATTGCTTTTGCGACGGTGGTTTTACCTAGACCAGCGGTACCAGTAAACAACATGTTTGGTACTTCGCCAGTGGCGACGATATCTTTAAAGGTCTTCTTCAGACCATCGGGGAGAATACAGTCTGAGACTGTTTGTGGTCGATACTTTTCGACCCATAGAAACTGGTTCATAATATACATCCATAATAAAATAGGGGACTGAAGTCCCCATTATAACATTAAACTTCGAGTTTTGCAAGTATCTTGGCTTTGTTCCAAGACTTGGGAATCTCGATGCCTTTACTGGCGGCGTGATCCAGAAGTTCATTCTTGGTCATGTTTGCCAAGTCAACTACTTCCTCGACAACCTGTTCAACTGCTTCAACTGCATCGTCGAGATCGACATCACCATCACCATCAAGATCTAGGGTACCGGAACGAGTGACAACATAAATCAATCCACCCACAGCAACCAGACCTAACAATAAGAAGAATAAATCCACGATTAATCCTCCGTTTCTTCTTCGCTAGTTTCACCTTGAAGGGCTTCTACACGTTGGATAAGATTAATACATTGATCACGTAACTGACCAATAGTAGAAAGTTCTTCACCCCTAAAGCCGCCTCGACCGGCGACCGTATCTACTACAGCGACTGTACTACGAGTCACTCGATTGACTAGGTCAACCATTTGATCATCCATAAGATATCTCCTTAAAATTTACTGGACTTTTGTAGCGCTACCCAATATTCAGTATTGGATTCTGTGTTCACAAAATGTGAAATAAATTGAGAAGACAGTTCAACACGATAGTTACCGTCTTCGATTAGTTTCAGGTTATTGATGTTAAATACAACATTCAAATCGGGGTGGTCTGTTTCACCCTCAACCGCAATGTCAAAAGAGTGTGACGTATCATCGTCATTATCCTTGACAGTAAGCGTGATCATAGATCCGTCCATAGAGACATTTACGTCACTATGACCCATCGCAGCTGCAGCACCTTTGATTCTACTTAGTGTTGTACTATCTAGGGTAAACCACGCATCAACACTTGGGAGTGCCAGATCTTTCTTAGCCACTGTCA